GTCGCGAATAACCCACGTTGAATGTTGTAGAAGAACCTATCATCTGCCAACTACCCTCTTCAGGTTCTTATTTAATATCTTATCCATATTCTTTTGCACAACACCCTTAACTGTTTTATAGAACTCAATACGTTTTCTATAAAAGACAGAACTTTCAAGAGCTACGATTAGTTTCAATCTAGGATTACGCTTTCCACCAACCCTACGCCATACACCATCAATACCTTTAACATTACCCATGAACTCAGTGTTTCTTTTAATCAATCCAGTTCTTTTTCCTTTAATATTACCAAATGCATTTATCTTAGCTTTGTCTACTGGTACTGGTATCTTATTCTTCTCAGGTAATCTAAGACCACCTTCAAACTGTTTCTCTAAATACTTAGCTTGTATATCAGGTATGAATACTAATGCTGATAAGTCTCTTGCCTTAGCTTTAAATAACTTAACACCTGTATATGTAAACTTAGTTGGTTTATCCAGCTTCTTAAATAATTGTGCTCTCATAGCATTAACTGACTTAACACCAACCTCATTAATAGAATCAGAAACTATCTCAGGCATATGCTTCTTCTGAAACATACCTAACTTCTTTTCTAATTCTTTAGCGTTGGTCTTTATGTCTATGCTTACAGTCATCCCTTTCTCCAATGTGATTGTGTTTGAAACTTAAGTCCTAATGCTTTAGCTTTCCTTCTAATAGTAGATGGATGCACATCATAAGTCATAGCGATATCATGTGATGATTTACCTTCCTTTATCTTCTGTTCTAATTTTTGTTTATCTATCTTCATAAGTTCTCGTAATGTTCTATTAACTTATTAATATACCAAACAGACTTCTGTAAGTCTTGTATATTGGCATCTTTGTATTTGTGGCGATGCAAGTATTTAATTGCATTACCCTCAAGATAAGCAGGAAATTCTCTGCCTAATTGTTGTTTAATATAGTCAATACATTCTAATCCACCCTTGTTGTAATGTGGTGGATGGTTTACTTGGTCACTCATTTCTCTCTCCTTATTATTTCATTCTTACATTTTTGTATGACCTTTTTCTTAGCACTTGGTGATTCAATATAATCATTCAGTTCTTTTAGTGTCATACACTTTAAATAGTAATGCTCAGTAGTTGTTTTACCTGTAGCTCTATCTCTAATCTTTGCACTTGGTTTTAGTTTAATTGGCATGATTCTTCCTCAGTTAAATCTTTAATATCAAAACAATATTCTTGGAAAATATATAAAGGTATAAGGAATCCTTGTATGTCTTTTCCTAATATATTTTTATTACAAACTAAATTTAAACAATTATGTTTATTAATACATTTTTTTAAATTATCTGTTTTAATCCAAAATTTCTTACTTTCTAAAATGTAAACCCAAATATCAGCTCTTGTAGTTAATATCCCTGAAGGTTTTTTATTGCAAGTAAATTCAATAAAAACATTACCAGTAGAAGTTGTAAAATCAGTTTTTATTTCTACAGTTTTTTGTATTTCAGGTATTTGAATATCATAATCTTTAAAATACCCATCTATTTTTTTTGCATTAGGATATTTTTTTTGTATTTGTTTCAATATTAGATTCTCACCTTTTAGTCCTTTTTTATATTGCTTATCATCTTCAAATCTATTCACTTCTTCTTTTCCTTCTTCTTCTTACCAAATATCTTTTCCCAATTAGCATCAATCTTCTTTTTATCTTCAGGTCTACGTTTACTACCTTTACCACCATGCCACTTAGACATAATTAACCTTCTGAAAATTAACTGACTTATCTAATTTAGATAGCAATACTTTTGCTTGCATAAAATCTTTAGGTAAACATCTTAATAATTCTTCCACACTAAATATCACCATATCTTTTTCTGCTTTGTGTATTTTTTCTAATATAGGTTTATCAGCATCAGTATCACAAATCAAAGCTGTCTTGTTATCAAAGTTGAAACATCTAGCATTAGGTTGTATTTGTATGTATCCACTTTCTTCACATTTGATATTTAATTGCTCAAAAGCTCTTATCATCATTTCAACCATTTTTAGTTTCTTTTGAGTAGAATCGTTTTGTATAGATTCTTTTAACATTTGTTCTGCTCTACAAAACTTAATCTCAAAATTAACACCTACCATCTTAAAGATACGTTTTCGATTACCCCACTTAACATAAGTATCAAGTTCATGAGTTCTTAATTCTTTTAACTTTTGTTCTAAAGTTTCATCTAAATATGTTTTTACAGGTTTGGTCATAATACTCGAATCTCATAGTGGTTTGGGTTGGTTGTATTAGAAATACAAACCAAACCAACCAACTTTTTGATGATTTTGCTAAAAAACCAAACCAAAACCAAACTAAAACCAAACCAAAACCAAACCATATTAAAATACCTCATTATCCCATTTTTTTGATTGATAACCTCGTTTTTCATCATAATGTATTAAATCAAGGTCAAACATTGTTCTTAATCTAGTGGTCATGGTTGCAGGTTTTACATCCATAATTGCAGATAAAATAGCTCCTTTTACCCAAACGTCTATAGGTTTATCAGGATTCTTTTCTAATTGATATGCTTCAATTGCTTCTATAGTTTCAGCTCTAACTGGTGTTAGGGTAGTAATTGTAGGTCTTTCATCAGTTAATGCTAATACGCCTGATGTAACACCCTCATATCCATATAATGTAAGTTCTTTAAATTGGAAATAAAGGTCATCTATAGGCGTACCATCTTTAACTAATGTTTGTTTCAATGCTACCATCATTGCCTTCTCATCGCTGTTTTTGTCTCTTTCAACTTTAAATTCATAATCTAAAGCTGCTGGTAATACTGAGCTACCTCTTGCTCTACCATTAGAACCATGACCTGTATGATGCACTATGACCATAGATGCTTGGAATTCTTCTTTAAGCTCGTCAATACGCTGAATAAACTTATTCATGTCCTCAGTGCTGTTCTCATTGAGTCCATAGTTTCTAGCAAGAGTATCAACAATAATCATGCCTACATTCCCATGCTCTCTTTCTATGTCTCTACAAACCTCTTGCAACATAGCAAATTCAGCATCATCACCTATTCTCGAACCTCTGTTAGATATTAATAAGGGTGCTTCAGATAAACTTCTGCTATAGAACTGCTCATAGCTTTTAATACGTCTAGCAACTGCTGTATGACCCTCACCAGCCAAATACAGTACTGTAGATGGTTTAGTATCAAATCCATAAAAGTCTTTACCTGATGCAATAGAGCAAGCCATAGCAATAGCTATAAACGACTTACCACTCTTAGGAGCTCCAAATATACTTGTAACTGTAGCTCTTTCAATACATCTATCTACCAACCAGTCAGGCTCAGTCATCTTTTCCATAATCTCATTGACTGTTTGGAAATATAAAGCACCTTTAGGACGTGCTACCTCATTCTTGTTTATATAATCTTCTAATTGTTTTGAATCTTTAAAATAACCTGATTTGTATGCATCATATAAATCATCTTTCTCATTAAAGTCTGCTGGTGGTTGTACTATCTTCACCTTGCATTGATTTTCTTTTAGATACTTAGATATATCATTTGCACACTTAATACCTGCTTCATCGTTGTCAGGAAATATAACTACTTCTCTGCCAAATATAGGACTCCAATCTGCTTTCTCCCAAGAATTAACTCCACCATGCCAAGTACAACTATCACCCTCATAAATCGCTTCACATCCTCTGAGAGCCTTCTCACCTTCATTTATAATAATTGCCTTGTCAGGGTACTTATTTGTGTAATAAATAGGTAGAGAGCCTTCAGGTCGCTTCATAGACCAACTGCTATCAGGATTAAGGGTAAATGGTGCGTATTTTTGCTTTATGAAATGTCCCTCAGGGAATCTTAAAACCATAAAGTTATCAGCATACTTGACCTTCACAATTGCTTGTTTGTAAAGGTCAATCATCTGCTCTCGAGAGAATGACCTAGCATTACTTGTAGCTTTACTTTTAGGGGGGTTAAAGCCACTTAATAAGGAGTCATTAGATTGTAATGCTAAGTCATAACCAAACTGTTTTAAAACTGTATTGACATCTTGATTCATGTGTTTGATTAAATCTATTAATCCACCACCTAAATCGTTTTCAAAATCCCACCAAGTTCCAGCATCAATATTAACTACTAGAGAGCCATGAGTTCCATATCGCCATTCATGTGACTTTTTAGAACTAGGCTCACCTAGTAGTTGTAATGCAACTTCAGGTGCAATTCTTTGCCAATCTACTGACTGCATCAGAATGGTATATCTTCATCTGTCAGTAAATCGTTGCTATCGTTTACCTGTTTATTTACTAAATCAGCTAAACCATCATTTGGACTTTTAAATCCATCGTCTGCATTTGCATCGCCATCATTGTCATAAAATGGTGGTATCACAAAGTTATCAAATCTAGGTGCAAACTTAGTAAATTCAAAACTAAGCTCACTTGACCTACCCATGCCAACCTGTATTTCTTTCGAACCTTTGTATTCAACAACAGGTAAAGAATCACTGTTAGCATCCATTTGATTCCAAAAACCACTTAGTATCTTATTAAAGGCACTAGATTCAGCAAATGTAAACCTACTCCAAATAAGTGCATGGTCATGCCCATGTGGCATTACACAACAACTAAAGGCTCTTTTCCAATCGTCTGCTGGCTTAGGTTCTGCAACTCCAAACTTAGCATCCCATTGATATTGATATTCACCTGCATATCTTCCCCAGCCACTTTTAAAAGTTGCAGGGTCGAATTGCAGATATTTAAACTCAATTTCAGTCTCTCCATTTACAAAGAACTTCTGTTGAGCAGTTTTAAAAGCAAGATAAACTTGCTGACTCTCACTATTGGGATTACTCATCCCACCTAATATATCCATATACTCTCCTATGGTTAATGTATTGTTTTCTCAATACTGTTTAAATAATCAGCTTCAAGCTGGGTATAACACCTTTCCTTGAAACTTTCATAATCCTCGTCATTTATAATTCCGAGAAATTCGCAAGCACTTTGTATCTTCTCGTAGGCAAACCTACAATAATCTTCAAAGTCCTGCTCAAGCAGGTAGCTGTTTAAATCCATCTGCTTTTTGTATGATTTCATCTAACCTTTCACATATATCTGATAAAGGACACATATATGTGCATTCCCAATTAGCTTTATCAAAGTTGTTCATTAAAAATAAAGGCACTACAGCCATGATACTTCTTCTATCAAATTTATATATCAATATAGGTATCAAGTTATCACCAGCACTATCTATTGCTTGTTGCCACCATTCGTTCTTGTAAATGTTTTGTTTGCCATTGTTCTTATATCGTTTACATTCAATCGCAAAGTTTCTGAAATAAATATCAGCCATGCCTTTTGTTTGATACTGGTCTAGATTTCTTTTTACTCTCTCATCTAAACCCTTTTCTTCTAAAACTGCATTAAGTTTATTAACTATAACCCTCTCAAAAGCTGCACCTTTATTTCTGCTGTTTACCATTAATCTAACTCTCTAATTATGTATATAAATGCTAATACACTTAAAATGATTCCTATAAATA